TCTTAGGCTTAGGCTTAGGCTTTTCTTCTTTTACCTCTGCCTCTACAGAAACGGTGTCTTCCGGCTCTACAGTTTTAATTTCTATCGCGTGACCATTATCCAAGAACGCTTGTGCCACCGCTTGTTCCCAAGGTTGTTTGGCTTCCAAAACCTCATCTAAAACATAAAGGCGAGTTTGTGTGCCGTTTTCGTTAGCGGCTCCTGCCTTTGGAACAATCATTTTAATTTTCATCATAAACCTCACAATCAAGGGGGGGTTTTACGCCCCCCTTTAGGTCGTGTTATCGGATAGTAATTGAATCAGTATCCGAATTATGACGCGGTATACCTAATATTACCTGTGCGGCTATAGGCGTACCATTAGAGTGTGTGCCAGTAAAATCGGCCTTTACTCTGATATAACGAGACCCACCGACATATCCGATTGTGGATATTTGTGGTGTTTCCGCGTTAGCGTCCAAAGTGCTGAAGATCCCGCTTGAATCCACTGCGCCATCAGTCACCGATGTGTTGCTAGTGACTGCGGTGTAGGTGGAATCATCGCTTGATTCTTCCAGAATGAAGTCAATCTTAACAGTTGAACTAAGCGTATCGCCTTCCACGCCTGTAGGAACAACAATCATTGCACCTTCAAAACCTTGCAAATCAATTCCTGTTCCATTGGTGTCGGACGATCCTGTCACTGGGACAATCGTGTTAAGGACTTTTAAGCTATTGGCTAAATCTTGCATTAATTGTCCTCCTAAGCTGAGACTTTTTGTTTGCGTATGGCTTCTGCAAGCACAACCTGTCCACCTACCCTACGTCTTGCGACATAGCGAACATTTCCGGCAGTTGCCTGAGTAAAGTTGTCGCGTTGGACGCTCAAACCTACTCTGTCAATGATTGTGTATGCTTGGGAGAAGTCACCGAAAACGATGGGAAACGCATTTGCCGCTACATCTGGCATATCCGTCGCTTCAATGTAAGGCTGTCCAAGGATGCTGTTAGGCACTCCAGTAGTAAGCATCATGCCAGCTTGGAAAACATATTGTCCCGCTGTATCTTTCAGCTTACGAATAGCCGCCAAAGTAGAGCGATTGAAAACAAATGTGCCGTTTTGACCATATTCGCTCTTGATTGCGTGAACAAGATCAAGCAAACCATCTGCCGTCAAAGCTGTACCGTTACCCGAAACAGTTTCGCCCACATCGCTGTTCGTCAATATGCCTTCGGGCTGATTGATAGATGAACCGCTGACGAAAGCCGCGCCTTCACCTTTCGCGAACTGTGTGGCGAACTCTTGTTGCATTTCTGCTTCAAGATCAAACACTGAATCCTCTAGCATTTGATTAGAGATATCCACTAGCGCATATTGCTCATGCGTGGGTATCTCTTCCATGCCGACACGGTAACCTGTGGTTTCAGATCGGGTTCCAACTTCCGCTGTCCACGCCGCTGTAAATTGGCCTGTTCGCTTAGGTATTTGAACCGATCTTTGCCCTGTGCTTCTCACCCTAGAAACTGATCTCAGCGGTGATATCTCTGTGACCGCTTTAATGATTTCTCTGATGTACTCAGGGGGTGCCAAGAATCCTACGGTTGTATCGTTGCCAACCGTTAGGGCTTTAAGCTCTTCAGGGTCCATGCCCTCTTTGCCTTTTCTTAGCAAGTTATCAAAAGCCTTCATGGTAACGTCTACGTCCGGCGTTTCCATTCCTGCCTGTGGTCTCTTGAGCATGGTTTCAAGGCTGTCAAGCCTTTCGCCTATTTGCTCGTTGCTCTTGGATTGCAAAGTCATTTGCTGGTTGAGATCCTCCAAGCTATCCATTTTTTCGTCTAGCTTCGCAATTTTCTCATCCAGAAGTGGATCTTTGATTCCCTTTAGAGCGTTTTCTATCTTCTCATCATTAGCTTTTTTGTATTCTTCAAAGCCACTGGCGAGTTCTTTGATGTTGTCTGCGTTGACTTCCATCTTTTATGCTCCTCGTAAGGTTTTGAGTAAATGTTTAATGGCTTCTGCCGTTTCATCTGTTTCTTGACACCCGCAACCTCTCGTTGCGCCATGAAAAGAATCGTGAACAGCTTTCGCCGCCACTTTCGCTTCTGAACGAGAAAGAGTGAAAACATCCCGCAATCCACTTTCCCATTCTCTGATTGAAATATCTTGGCCTTTGACCGCCTGAATCTTTGCTCTAGGATTCATCGGGAAGGTAACCAAAGACACTTCCATCAATTCTACTTCTTTCAACATACGCCTCCGACGGCGGCTGTCGTAAGATTGACCTTTACTGTCTACGCGGAAGCCAATACTTAATCCGTCTATGGCTCCCATTTTCATTAATTCGTAGGCTTCGCGTCCTGCCTGTGTGCCTAACGCCAAGCGCCCTTTCACGTACAAGCCTTTATCGTCTTCCCTGATTTCTTCAAATACGCCAATAGGCATATCTGTTTTGTGTTGGTATAAAAGTTTAACGCCTTTTGCGCCTGTTTTTTTGAGGCTTTTGAGAAATGCACCTTGGAGAATTACATCGTTGCCTAAGTCGGTGTTATTGAAAACAGAGCCATACCCCTCAAAAGTTCCTTCCTTTTCATCATAATGCTCTTTCAATTCAAGCGAACAATTAAAATGAGATTTGATAGGCTTGTAGCCGCCCTCTTCATCTTCGTCATCATCGGGCCGCTTAACATCTTCGCCTGTAGCTTCAATATAATCCTCGTGGGTTTCACACGGCATAAAGATTGTTTCGCCGTTTTCATCATGGGAGTGGGTGCCAGTGCATCCGATCTCTTGCGCTCTGGCGGCGGCTTCGGATTCTGTGGTAAATACGTCTGTTCGCAACTCTTCTTTAGATTCACTTAGCTGTTGATTGCAAACCGCTAGTCTTTGTGCTGTTCCGCTAAACTCTTCTCTCATCTTCGGGTCACCCATGCAACGTGAAATGAAGTTTTCTTCCGACTCGCCTGAGAAGGGTTTTACTAAAGGCATCTGCTGGCTCCTATAATATTATCTGTTTTTGTAATAAACAAGCAAAAACCTACAAGTTTTCTTGCGGTTTTCTTTTAATACTTCTATAAGCATTTTGAAATTTTTTCGGTAAACCCGAAATAGTCTGGTTTACTTGTAAAGCATCAACAAGATCAAACCAAAATTTTAATCCGTATTTATCTATAAAATTTCTTCTATTTGCGGCAAACCAACGACTGAATTCTGGATCTGTTGCTAAACTCATAACTTAATCATCCTGCGCTATCATGGCTGTTCTGTTTAAATAAATTAAAAAATCCACTCCTTCTCCCCCCAATCGTTCTCTTTGGTATTCATTCAAAACGACTCTAACCGCATCAAAGCCCCTTGCCATTGCGTAAGCTGTCGGATCTTCAGCCAATTCATAAGCAAATCTAATTCGGCTTCTAAAAATATTGATTTGTTTTTCTCCAACGTCTTTTGCTATTTGTCCTGATTCTATTTTCTCTGTTATATCATTTATTTTTGCCATGAATCTATCATTGTACTTATCTCTCGCGCCAAACCATGCTTTGCTTTTATCAACATCTTCAAGACCCGATTGTTTCATAGCATCTTTGTGATCCATTATCTTAGCATTATCCGCAAGTTTAAAGGTAATTAGCCCATCTTCTCCCGCTGGCCTTCCATTTCTTGTCGCCGTATATCCCAGCCCAAAATCTCTTCCGTTTTCGCCATAAGCAGAATATAACCCATTGCCAAAAATTCCTTGTCCCGCAAAGTAATCGCCATCTAAAGAACGCCTTTTGACTTCTGCCCTTGTCACATCGCCAACATCTTGAACGCCCCTGTAATAAGTTGTCCCTCCCAGCGTGTTAAACTGAGATGGAGAAACTTTTTTTGGTAATCCATCAAAACCCTGTAATTTAGCTAACTGATTAAGGGTATCTTGGCCCCTACTTCTGGTATACATTCCGACAGATACGTCTTCAAAGATTGAATCATCTAAACCATCCATAATCTCTTCAAAAGATAATTCTTTACCCTCTACTTTTGCGGATATTGGCTTGCTTTCTACCACTTCATCTTCTGGCTCATGGTAAAGTGTCACACATCGGCAGTTGATAACGTGAACCGCTCCCCCTTTGCTGTCACCTGTGAACCCCATCCTCGCACCGTTTGGCATGATGAAATCTTCATCCATTGGGACTTTTGTGCCATTCATGAGGCTATGCTGTTGTCTGGTTCTGGCATCTGACGTTGCCACCCACTGTTTCACCATCTGGATTCCGTAGCTGTCGGAAGCCTGACTATAATAATCATGGTTGGCGTATCCTGCGGCTGAGTGGGTTTCTGTCCTAGCGATGACGTTAGCCCTGCGGCGATTGACCTGTGCAAACTCTTTTGGGAGTTGTCTGGCTATCTGGTCAAGGGTGTTGTCTTCTCCCCTAAGTTTTTCAATCCTGTCTAATATCTGCCTTGCGGTGGTGTCTGTGATGCCCACCATCATGTTTTGCCTATTAAAAAAATACGATGCCACCGCTACTTCAAAGTCTTGGGATCTGCGGAAATCAAATGGGTCACCCTCTGCTTTCTGGCTTACTTCCTGATAACGCTTGTAATTTGCTTCATATATCGTGCTGTAAACCCGCCGGACTTGCGTTTTAACAGTGGCGGTTAGCTCTTCTTTGAATGATTGGGATATAACACCGATTTCTGGGATTTGCTGGTTGTTGAGGCTTTCTGTGGCTTTTTTGATCGTGCGATTGAAAACGGTTAATAGCTTCTTTTGAAACCCTCTTGAAAGCGAGTTCCGCAATCGGGCTTGCTCCCTTGCGAACTTTCTAGCCGCAATCTTGCCCTGACTAAAAGTAACAAATTTACGCCCAGTTATGGGTTTTCGTGCCGCCGTCATAGGCTACTGCGTACCCCTCATCAATTAAGGTCTTTGCTACGTCTAGGCCGTTTAAGGTGTATATGTTGCCTAGTATTCTTCCGTATTTATCTTTTTTGCCTCCGTCTAAAGATTCCAGCCAAAATGCTTTTTTTACAAGCTCTTTCACTCTATCCCTTGCGGCCTTGGCTAGAACTTTCTCTTGTTTGGTCACGCCCTTACCCCTCATTTCTGGGGTATCAATTCCATTTATTCTGATTGCTTGGTTTAAAAGGTTCACGCCAAAACAAAGATCAATGTCAGCGCGGAGACTATCGCCATCATAAACGCTTTTGGTTTTCGCTCTGAATATGAAAAACTGTTCGTATATTGGCGGCAAAAGGGTTTTGCCTTCCTGCAAAATCATTTCTTTTTCTTTGACTTTGATGGTTTTTTGATTTTTGTCACTTTGGCCTTCGGTCGTTTGACCTTTGTGTATGCCTCATTTTCTGGGGTGTTTGGATCATCAGCGATGAACCGCCCTTTTTTATCTCTCGTTCTTACATCTACCTCTTCCAATAAGTCAGCCGTCTTTTCTGCTGTCTGGCTCTTGCCTAGAAACTCACTGATCCATTTAAAAAATCCCATTGATTTACTCCTTTGTTGAGAGTGGATGCCCTTTTGGTAATAAATCTCTGTCAAACTTGCCGCCTTGAAATCTTCCAGTACGCAAAGCAAATAAGAACGCATTGACCCTCGCAAAAGCCCATTGATCCGGCCCGCTGACGTTTGGCCTGACAGATTGAGGATTTGTGTAGTAGGCACCAACGCCCCTTCTGAATACCGCCTCCAGCATCCTCAAAGTGGCCCTTTTGCTGGGTGTATCGCCAAACTCTTCATTATGTTCGTCAACTTTACCCTGTAACGTGCGCTTGGCTTGCTCTGATATCCGCGTATCTTCGGGGGCTTTTACATGAACGTCATCAATCAAAGATTCAATCTCATGTTCGTCCGATTGAGGGCGTATAATATTATCTGTCTTCCTATCTTCTAGTTTCTTGGTAAGCTCCAAAATAATGTCTTTCATCCGGCGTTCACCAATATCTGGGTTTATCGCACCCCACTTAATCAAGGAAACGATACCACCCACATTTGACAGATTCGGCTCTAGCTTGGGATCTTTGAAAGCGTTTCCATCAATAACG